CAATAGAGATTTCTACACATACACTGCGCCGACCCGCGCTGGTGATTGTGGTGCAGCTCTTTGTGTTGCCAACACGTGTATACAGGGACAGATAGTCGGGATACATGTATCCGGTGTAGAAGGGTTATGTAAAGGCAATTCTTCCGCGATAACCAAGCAAATGATAGAAGAATCATTGAAGAAAATGCCGAGCATAGCTCAATACGCGTACCCATCTTCTGAATTAACCGTCGAAATGGATGTTTTAGAGGAAAGTGGTGCATTTGTATTACACAAATATTTGCCAGGAGTTTCTATAGGCACAACTATGCAGACCGCTATTAAACGGTCTCCGATTCATGGTGAACTTATAGAATCCCCAAACAAACCAGGACCGCTTGGACCCTTTAAATTTAGAGGTGTCACAGTGGATCCGCGTGTATTGCAACGGAAAAAATATGGAAAGCCGCGTCCAGTTATCAATCAAAAAATAGTGGATGATATTAGAGATGGTTTAAAACCTATTTATTATCAATCACACGAATACGAACCTGAATATTATAAGTATCCTTTAACTTTTGATCAAGCAATATTAGGTATAGATGGTGACCCATTCATCAACTCGTTAGATCGTAATACAGCACCTGGATTCCCTTTCTCTACAAGAAGAAATGGGAAAAAAGGAAAAACGTTGTGGTTTGGAGACAGTATGGAATACGACCTTACTGGACCACACGCGATGGCATTACGACAAGAAGTTGAAGATTTGGAATTATCTGTACTTAATGGAGTTAGGCCTGAAGTTGTTTGGACTGATACTTTGAAAGACCAGAAGATACCTGTGGCTAAAGCAAACGCTGGTAAAACACGTTTATTTTCGGCAGCGCCTATGCATTATGCAATAGCTCTGCGGAAAGTATGTGCCCCTTTTGTTGCTCACTTATCACGAATGCGTATTAGAAATACGATTTGTGTAGGTGTAAATCCGTTTTCATGTGAATGGAGCGCGATAGCACAAAAATTGTCATCAAAGGGACAACATGTTATAGCTGGAGATTATTCTAATTTTGACGGTTCACTACCTGCTCAACTAGTCTATGCGGCAACTGAAATCATGGCAGATTGGTACGATATTCATTGGGAATACGTTGAAGCACATAAGCGTAATATCGTTGGTGATAATATATTAGGAAAATCAGAATTTCTTATGTATCTTCGTCGATTATATTATGAGTGTGTGCACCATTTACATATTATGAATTTTGAACGAGGTTCACTTATGTATTATGTTCGCAACGGTATACCTTCTGGATGCCCGGTCACTGCACCTTTGAATTCAATTGTCAACTTAATGGCGTTAATTTATTGTTGGTATCATATAATAGATGACCCACTCAAGCGAAATGTTAAAGAGTTTTTTGAACACACCTCGAGTGTTTTTTATGGAGACGACTTCGTAATGAACATCCGAGCAGATGTATTGGAGAAATTCAATCAAATAACGATAACACAAGCTATGAGGGATTATTTAGACATGACAATGACAGATGAAGCCAAAACGGGTGAATGTGTTAAATCTAGGACACTAAAAGAAGTTAATTTTCTCAAACGTGCCTTTCATTATAACACACTTATCCAAGAGTATACTGCACCGTTGGACCTCACAGTTATTTTAGATTCTACGAATTGGTATAAAATCGGTAAATGTTCAGCTGTAATAGTGGCTCGTGACACGCTTAAAGCGTGTTTACGCGAACTAGCTTTACATCCAGAACATATCGATTCACAATATCGTAGTAAAATAACAGATCTAGGTCTTCGCGTTACCAATTTAATTCCAGGAGAGTTATTTGTACCTGATACAAGGTATTCAACTCTTCTTGCTATTAAAAATATGGAATGTGAAAATTTAGGTCTGGACTGTGACGCTTAAGATAGTCTAATTAGAAAACCACGTAATTGGGTCAATCCGTTAATACCGGTCTACCAAGCCCTGGAAATTTCTAGTAATCTAATAAGCGCAACACCGCATTTACTCTAAAATCGATATTTGATATCATTAGTCTAATTAACAAACCACGCAACTATGTCAATCCGTTAATACCGGTCCAATAGGCCCTGGAAATTGTTAATAAATGAATATCGAATATCAAACCGTATAATGATAATAGTCTAATTACTAAACCACGCAACTATGTCAATCCGTTAATACCGGTCCAATAGGCCCTGGAAATTAGTAGTAATTATTATTATACGTCCACCCTGCTCATTGGTTTAATTGAGCACTTACATTGCTATGTGATCTTGCATAATAAATGCTGACGTGAAAACGTTATGCACTGCTGTAGCAATTGGTTAGCTATTTAGCTTTACTAATCAAGACGCCATCGTGCAGCCCACAAAAGTCTAGATACGTCGCAGAAGCACATACGCTAGGTCGCGTTGATGCTTCTTATACATGACCTGCAAATATAAACGAAAATGTAACAACCAAAATACAACAACAAATCCTATCTTTCAGCTCCGAAGGTGAGGCCCCGTCGTCGTCTACTGTTTTAGCACCGCTTAAATTGCAAGATCCAATTTTGGATTGTGCAAGGGATGGAAGGACTCATACAGTCAATTCATTTCTTGAGCGGCCTATTAATTTTAGAACGGCTACGTGGAGTAATCAAGCTGCTGGAAGTAGGTTATTTTCTTTTAACTATCCTTCGGATGTGGTGAAGAATTCCATGTATAGCAGAAAATTGCAAAATTTTCTTGGTTTGCGAGCTGATTTAGTTGTTCGCGTTCAAGTTAACGCACAACCATTTCACGCTGGTAGACTAATGTTATCGTGGACTCCTTTTCTTAATTCGTTGGGTGCTAGTAGAAAATATTACTATACCGACCCTACACCATCGTTTTTAACCTGTATCAGTGGTAATCCTCGCGTTGAAATAGATTTATCTACTACGACAGAGGCTACCATGACTATACCTTTCGTGTCCCCTTTTCTGTACTATAATCTGGTGACGGGAACAGGCGATATTGGAACTTTTCAATTAATCGTTTATTCTCCGTTAGTAGATTTGGTGTCAGGAGGGAACATAGACTACACAATATGGGTTAACATGACTAATGTACGTACTGAATTTCCTACTGGTATGCCAACTTCTATCGCTCAAGTGGG